ATGAGCCTGGTGTTGTATTTTGCCGTCAGATTATGACGGCTAGGGGAATGATCATACAGTCCGCTACCACAACAGAAGAAAAACCTGTAACCCCTGAACGTAAAGAAGTAGTGCCAACCGCTGAAGAAGATAAGGAGATTAAAGAATCTGTAGATAAGGCTGCCACAGAAACAAAAGAAATGAAGCCAAAACCTAGGCCTCCACGTACAGCGTTACAAAAACGAGAGGCACAGGTAGCTAGAAGACGCCAACCAGATTATAAAGCAGAAGCACCCACAGCAGTTGAAGATAGGGAGGCAGTTTATACAGGCGGATTTGATTCTCGCTCTCGTCCTACTAACTGGCAATATACTTTACCTGATGGTCAATCGGGCAACATGAGTCGTGCTGTTTCTAAAAGATTTAACAAGATGGTTGAATCACTAGAGATGAATATATCAGGCTCAAACAACATTACAGTTAAAAAGGAAGAGTGGACAGACGTAACAAATTTAGCTATACAAAATAACGTTTACGATACAAAAACTGATCCTAGTAAGAAAAAATTTATTTATAGAATAAAAGTAAACCAAGGACAAAACATTGTACCAAAACAACCACCAGCTAGGCCAATAAGTGGTAATGGGCGAGTGCCCACAGAGATTATCCCATATGAGCGTGTTGCAGAAATATATCTTGGATCACGAAATTTTGCAAATAGGATAGCAGCACTTGGCAATACAAGAGGAAATGCTCAAAAATCCCAACAGAAAGCTGCGATTAGATTTGAGGAGATTGAATACTATAAATCTCATGGTATAGCGGGTATTAGAAAGAAACTTGTTGGTGAGCCTCCAACTAGGACAGCTTACACTTATGTTCGGGCAAATGATCCTATTGGAAAAGTTATAGAAGTTAGGGAACCAGAGAAAACACCTCAAGAGGTAAGAGCCGTTGTTCGTCAGGGGGGCAACAGAACTTATTTTATAGAAAAAAGAGTCAAGACAGAATCTCCCCTTGAAGATATTAAGCCAGCACAAAAAGATGAGAATGCAAACAATACAAAGACTGCTACCGAGGCAGTCAACTTTGATGATTGGAAAACCAATGTCCCAAAAGAGAAGGGTGAGATATTTGCTTACTTTAATCCAAGGTCTCCCGCTAATAGTGATGGAAGCTATTGGGCCGTAGGCACCGCCAGTGGCTCTATTATAACAAAACAAGATTTTGAACAGCAACGTGAAGCAGAGAAACTTCGTTTCTATAATGCGATGTGTACAAGGTTTGAAATACCAGAGGCAGACGATTTTCCACAAGCTATAACTTCTTTGTTTAGAGCTAACTACCCCGAACGACCAAACGTTCAGGCACGGATGTACTTGGTTATAGAAAAGGAAGAATTTCTTGAGGCAACAAAGTTCCAAGGCACAAGCCTAGATGTTCTAACAATTTCTAGGGCAATCAAAGCTAGTGACCAAAGAGCAAAGAAAAAGTTTTCATACAGCATCAAACAGTTACATAATATTGGCATGAAGGTCTATAGAGTGTTGTCAAATTATCATACAATAATGAATGGTCCTGTTTACAATAACCGTGGTAAAAAAGAAAGAGAAATTGGAATGAGGCAGCTTCATCTTGAAGCCCTTAAGATAGCTCAATTCAATAAGCGTGTTGAAGAGTATATGGAAGAGCAAAGAATAGAATTCTCTGATGACGATCAGATTGAGTTTTGCCTAACTGATGATTTTAAGTTGTTGCACATTATACACAAATCAAAAGTCTATTTCAACGGCTTTTATAGAGATACAATTGACAATGAAATAGGTGTTGCATTCAACTTACAGAATGAGCCCTTCCCAGAACAATTGTTACATGGCAGAAAGATTATTGATGCGACACATAACCCAACAACATTTGGATATTTTTATTTTGCTGAAGAGATAATCAAGCAAGAAAGCAAGATCGGCAAAAAAGATCTGATGCCATGGCCAAAGTTCTTACAACTTTACACGTTCCCAGTACCAGAAATTAAACCAGATCAAGCTAAACCAACTCAGAAATTAGAGGAAGAGAGCCCAACAGAGGTTGAACCTGTTGTGTCAGATGATGCGATTGATACTGGGCAAGGTGTTACTAACTCTTTAGAGCCACGATCTGTTACTGAGGGTTCACTAGTTGCTTATGAGAATGACCCTGAAAAAGAGGAAAGAGAATCGGCAAAACAGAGCCGAGTTAAGAATCTAGAGATCAAAGCTCAAGATGCTGTTCTAAACTGCGATAATCTACCAAACCTAGCTAAACAAATAAAATCTATTGAAGATATATTTGATATTGTACTTGATAGGTTGACCCTTTTAGAACTGTTTGGTGAACTTGCTAACAAGTCTCTGCAAGATCTAAAGAAAAACTTTGCGTTATTAGACTTGGTGGAAGGTTTCTCTCCCGAGGGACTCAATGCATTCTCAGATAGATTTGACAAATTTGTTGATGATGAACTGTCTTGCGTTATGGACTTTGTAGGTAAATCATTAGTTGAGGAATTATTTAATGGAGCTAAGCTACAGGATCTAGATATCAACAATTTAGATGATATCATAAGCCCTGAAAGAGTGTCAAGTTATTTTGGTATCAATATTCCACTTATACCAATCATGGGACTTCTAGACTTTATTCTTAAAATAGTAAAAGAGGTTCTAGAAAAAGCACTAACTGAGGTCTTGCTAGCACTTGTTATAGAGGGCTTAGAATCTTTCCTTAGTTGTGATAATCTCCCAGGCTCTTTAGCAGACGACTTGGCAGCAAAACTACCAGACCCAAATCAGGCACTAAACTTTGGCGCTAAAAAGTTAAACGATTTTTTGAAGGATCAAGGAATAGATTTAGAAGAAGTGGCCAACAAACTAAACTCAAGTTTAGAAAACTTAGAGAATTTTATGGAGGTTTTATCTGCAACCCTCAACGCAGCAGAAATCAGATCTTTATTAGAGGGAGATCCAGGTACAATATTATTGGCTATTGTAGAGGAAATAATGGAGAGATTTGGATTAGATCCTGAACAAGGTAAAGATACTTTTAGAGACATAGGTCAATCTATTCCTCGTTCAGCCCTTCTAGATTTTGTCCCAGAAAAATATTATGTAGAGTTTTGTGATGAGAGAGACTTTGTTAATGCTGCGCAAATATCTAAAGATCTGCTGAGAGATAAGGGGTTGACTGATGATGATCAAAAAAATCAAGCTTTAGATAATATTGAAGCAGCTACAGAAAAGCTTAAGTCGTTGTGTGATCTAAAATCACTAGCAGAGGATGGGATTGCAAATGCATTAGCTGGAATACCAATGCCATCCGTTATTAGTGACATACAAGGCTCATCTGAAGATGCTCTAAAAAGCTCAATGAATAGCTCAGTTTTTATTGAATCAGAGAAATTTATGCTTGCTAGCAGTAAAAGCGGTGGACTCTTCTCTAGCGGTGACAGAATATCTTGTGTTACTATGGGCGATGAAGACGAGCAAACAAAATTACTTATAAATGCTGCTGACCCAAACAATCCACGAGATGAAGAAAGGATACGATATCTAGGTCAGGTAGGACAATATGAACTAGGTGACTTGCGTCTTTATCTTGGTGAGCAAGACGAAACAGAGTTTGATAAGCCAAACAAAATTATTATTTATCGTAGAGGTGCTGATCTTCAGCGAATCTTAGATAATCCTGCTTTAGCTGATGACGACAGAAGAGTATTAGTAAATATAACAGTACCAGCGATCATAGGTAGTGACTCAGTAGAAAACTACGGCTCTCGCCCTCGTGAGCCTATTACTCTGCTTCCTGATAGCCGAATTGCTGTTAACACACAACTTGTTCACGGGTTAGGCGTTAACAGAAGACAAATAGTAAGCAGCTTTAATAAAGCGGATGCAATACTAAGGCCACCAACTTCCCAAGAGGCTGGGTCTTATCCAAAACCATTCTTAGATAAGGTAGTGTATGATCAAGGTGATGGTTTAGAATTCCTAAACGCAGCTTTTTCATTTGGCTTTGGACAAGATAAGCCAACAAAATCAGCAAGACAAGAATACATAGAATCGCCACTATTTGATATAGAAACCGCTTACGATATCTTGTATTCTAAGATAGAGGATGCTCCAACACTTATAAATGCTGGTCCAAACTTTGAGAAAAAAACAAAGCGTAAAAATATGCTTTCTGGTATCAGCGCAAGAGTCTATCCTTATTTCTGTTCAATATGGCCTATATTTAGCGATAGCAGGTCTTTACGAGGATTTAGAGGTGAATCCCCAGTTAGTAGGATACAGTTTCCATCTTCCGACGCTGAAATTACAAACGAACGAGAAGGACGAGGCGGACCAGACGTAATCATGAGAAAGATGATCGTTAATTACTTAACTAGAAAAATTAGGTTTGATTTAGAAGATGAAAGATTAGATGAAGTATATAACAAGATAATACAAGAGGACTACTCTCTAGAAGAAGTGATTGATGCAATTATAGAACCACTATTTTCTGATCCAATAAACAACACAGAAAATCTGTATCGCTTGTCTCCTGAAGTTGGCGGCGGTGGTTTCTTTAACTATGGGGCTGTATTTACAGAATACTTTGCTCTTCTCCCCAGGCAATCAAAAAATACAATTTCTCGTTCAGCCACAGCTATTATCCCTCGTCAACCTAATGAGGTTGATTACTTTGAGAGAGTATTTGCCATAAAAGGCCCTGGAGCAGCAAGTTATCCGCCTGATAATGTCTACTCTCCAACGCAAGCATTATGTGCCATGGCAACTATTTACTTAGATGCATCTACTAACATAGATTCTTTGATTGGTACAACGTTTAGTAATACTAAAAATACCGCTGACACCATACTTAAGAAAATGGTTAGTATATCAGAGGGAAGCTTTAAATAATGGCCATTGGAATTTCACCATCATTACCTTTAGTTATAGACTCCAAAGACGGAGCATACGCACTAAATAAAACTCTTCGTGAATCAGTTAGGCAAAACTTAAAAAACCTAATATTAACAGCTAAGGGTGAAAGAGTGATGTTACCAGATTTTGGTGTTGGACTAAGAAACTTTCTTTTTGAACAATTCAATCCTATAGTTCTTACTAATATAAGCGACGAGATAAAATCTCAGGTATCTAATTACATGCCGTTCGTTAATGTACGACGCATTAATTTCGCTGATAGTCAGTCTAACCCTGGTTTGATTGGCGAAAATGAACTAAGAGTAGAGATAGTATATGACATTTTACCCTTAGATGATACGGATACTTTAACTATAACTGAAGTAACGAGCTAAATATTAGAGTGGTGGTACAATATGGCTAAAAAAAGACCTGTAAAATATGTTAGTAGAGATTTCCAAGATATTAAAAATTCCTTGGTTAATCATGCTAAGAGGTATTATCCTGATTCATTTAAAGATTTCAATGAAGCATCCTTTGGTTCTTTGATGCTAGACACTGTAGCTTACATCGGTGACAATCTGTCGTTTTATTTAGATTACCAAACCAATGAGGGTTTTTTGGACAGCGCAATAGAAACCAAGAACATTAACCGTCTCGCTAAACAATTAGGGTATAAGCCAACAGGAACTTCATCAACTGAGGGCGTAATCACAGTTTTCGTATTGATTCCTGCTTCTACCACATCAAGAGGGGTTGATGAAGAATATCTTCCAATTGTAAAGAGGGGTACTAAATTTGCTGCTGAAGGTGGCGGTATATTTACGCTTCAAGAAGATATAGATTTAGCTAACCCTGCTAACGAAGTAGTTGTAGCAAAAGTAGATACCGACACAGGTGATCCAACATACTTTGCAGTAAAGGCAAAGGGCCGCATTATATCAGGCGAGTTGTTTTCTGAAACTATAACTGTTGCGGATTATAATAAATTTCTAAAACTAAAACTTGATGGGATTGGGATTAGCGAAATTGTATCAATATTTGATACCGAGGGTAATGAATATTTTGAAGTCCCATACCTATCACAAAATGTTATATATCAACAGTTAGAAAATAGAGCCAGTGATAAAACATCTGTCCCATATAGTCTTAGACTTAAGCCAGTACCAAGAAGATTTACTGTTGATTTTGAAGATGGTGAAACCTTTATACAATTTGGTTTTGGGTCAGCGGATAATCTTACTACTGATTTGATAGCAGATCCATCAGATGTTGTTCTTAATATACACGGGAGAAATTATGAAACTGATGATAGTTTTGATCCTAGTAATTTAATAAAGAATGACAAGTTTGGTGTTGCTCCTGAAAACACAGTATTGACTATCACATATCGTGCAAACGATACAAACACTGCAAACGCCGCAGTCAATACAATAACCACACCGTTAGAAACAGACCTAGTGTTTAAAAACAGATCTTCTTTATCAGATAACGTAATAGAGTTTATTCTATCAACTGTGGAATGTACAAACGAAGACGCAATTGTAGGAGATGTATCCGAACCAGATCAAGAAGAAATTAGAACTAGAGCGTTTGACTCTTACGCATCTCAAAACAGAGCAGTGACTAAACAAGACTATATCGCATTATGTTATCGTATGCCAAGAGGTTTTGGTTCTATCAAAAGAGCCTCTGTTTCACAAGATAGGGATTCATTCAAAAGAAACCTAAATTTGTTTGTTTTATCAGAAGATGAGAATGAGAATTTTATTGCTCCAACGGTAACATTATTAAATAATTTAAAAAACTGGCTAAACCAGTATAAAATGATCAATGATACAATTGACATCATCCCTGGAAAGGTAATAAACTTGTCTATTGACTTTGAAGTGGTAACAGATGTTGACGTCAATAAGTTTGATGTCATTAACGACTGTATCGCCGAAATAAAAGATGAATTTGGTACCAAGAAGAACATGGGTGAGCCATTTTATGTCTCCGATGTGTTTAGGGTTCTTAATAGAGTACCAGGGGTAATAGACACAGTGTTTGTTGATGTTGATACAAAAACGGAGGCTGGATACAGTCAATTCCCATTTGACATAGAACTGAACACTAGCCCAGATGGTAAAATTATTTCAGCCCCTGATAATGTTGTGTTTGAAATCAAAGATTTTGATCAGGATGTCCAAGGAGTTGCTAGATAATGGCTATCAAGAGATACGATGCAACTCAGGATAATACTATTACTAATGCTTTCAAAGCTGATCTCAGGACCAAGGCCACTGGATCTAATATGGGTGCTTCAGACATCCTTGAGACATTTGTTATTCACGGGCAAACATCAGCTAGTATCAGTGCGCAAAACGCTGAAGAAGCAAGAATACTAATTCAATTTGATTTGAATAAAATAAGCTCAGACAGATCAGCAGGAACTATACCTGCATCTGGTTCTGTAAATTTTTACCTAAAGATGTTCAATGCTGCGCACGCAGATACAACCCCTGAAAACCTAACCCTTGATGTTAAGATACTATCAGCTAGCTGGGACGAGGGTCGTGGGCTTGATATGGAAAATTACACAGACATTGGCAAGTGTAACTGGGTAAGTGCATCATCAACCACTGCGTGGGCAACAACTGGATCTGATTACCACGCCCTTACTGCTGTCAACAACTTTTCAGGGTCAGTCACATTTGTAAAAGGTAACGAAGATCTAGAACTAGAGGTTACACCTGCTGTAGAGAACTGGCTTGATGGAACAAAAACTAACTATGGATTTTTGCTAAAACAAACACAAGCAGCAATAACGGGATCATCAGGATCTTTATTCACTAAGATGTTTCACGGCAGAAGCACAGAGTTCGTTATGCAAAAACCAGTCATTGAGGCAAGATGGGATGACTCTAGAAAAGACCAAAGAGGCAGTTTTATATTGAGTAGCTCTGTTTTGTCTTCTGAAAACAACTTGAACACTTTATATCTTTACAATAGGTTCCGAGGAACACTAACGGATATAGTGGGTCTCTCGGAAAACCGATTGAGTGTAGCATTTTACACAGCATCATCAGGTGGCGCACCTATTGGCGTAAGGGCCATTGTAACTGATATTACGGGCGCTGCTACCACAGCCGTTGAGGCTGGTAAGTTGATTGAGAACGGCAATGAGATAACAGGTATTTATACCGCATCGTTTGCTACCACCAGTTCATTTTCTGAGCTAAATGATGTGTGGCACAGCGGCTCAACAGAATTCTTTACTGGCTCGTTTAAGCCAACCTCCTATAAGTTGCTCTTAGAGGACAGAACAGAACCATACATGTCTAAGATAACAAATTTGAGTTCTCTGTATTCTACTGACGATAAGCCAGTATTTAGAGTGTTTGTTCGTCCGAAACGATGGCAGCCAACAATATATTCTGTTGCATCAGTAGAGATAGAAAATACTATTATTGAGGATGCTTACTATAAAGTATTTAGAATAGAAGATAATCTTGAGGTTATACCGTTTGGTACTGGTACAACAAATCACACTAGAATGTCCTATGATGTAAGTGGGAACTATTTTGAACTTGATATGGAACCTTTTGAATCAGGCTTTAATTATGGTATCCAATTTGCTTACTTGTTACAGGGTGATTATATTGAGCAACCAGAAGTATTTAAATTTAGAGTTGAAGATCCATAAACATGAGTATAAAAAAGTTATTTGATGCTAAAAAAGCAGGCAAAATAGGTAATGTTGCAACTACTACAGGCAAGAAGTTGGCTGATAATATTGAGTCTATTGGACAGGTTCAAGAAGCCATTGAAAAGAATACCACGTTTGTACCAAAGATAGATTACTCCAAACCAGAAAACTTTGTGAAGTATGGTTCTGCATACCGATACTATTATGATACATTCGGATACGTTAAAAACTATTACCCATATGATGGTAGCTCAAAAGATAAGTTAGAATTCTTCAATGACCTAACGCCATTTGAGCAATACATTTTAGATAATGAATACCCTAAATCTACAGGATATGTAACAATAGGGGCAATATATGGTGCTGATGGTGCATCTAAGCAAGGATATACTACACCAACTACTGCTGAGCATATACAGTTTAAAGGTGGCCCACACAGTGGGACATTTTTTGCAACAGGATCACACCTATCAAATAACTTAGAATTTGGTGGAGTTAGCGGGTCAACCGTAGAATTTTATTACAACAAGACAGGGTTTGATAGTTCCACTTCATCACCAACAGAGGTTATCCTAGACATTTGGAACGGTGTAGCGAGTGGATCACACGATTATGGACGCCTGACTATTGAGACAGATTCAGGATCAGCAGATAGGTTTTATGTTTCGTATCAATCAGGGTCAAGTGGTGTATTCAAGGCAGCAGTTCCAACCGCAGGTGGATTAACACTAGGAAGCGGCTCTTGGGATCATTATGCGTTTGTATTTTCAAACAGCGGAGCCTCAACATCAATCAGTCTTTTTGAGAACGGAGCCTGTAAGCAAAACAATATTCTTACTGGATCTTCAATCAATTTAGTTACTGGCAGCTTGATTGGCCGTCTTGGAGCATTGAGAACAGCCCCAGGTCCAATACAGGCAAGTGGGTATGGAGCCCAAGCAACTGCTACAGATGCTATTGATATGTCTGGATACCAAGCTGCTGGTGATCCATCTAGCAAATTCAATATAACAATACCTGTTGCCGCAGGCGGCACTAACACTGCGGTTACAATAAAATTTGATATTTCATCAGGTGGCTCGCCCTCAAGCACAGGAGCGAATCACATCAACATAGGCACTGCGGGGTCAGGCGATGCAGCTAATGCGGCTCTTGTCATAAAGGCAATTAATGGCACCGCAGATAGTAGAATCACCTTTGGGTCAGGAGTTAGCTCAGGCATACAGGGTGTAACAGCCACAGCAGGTAGCACAAGCACTAAGGTTACCCTAACAATAGACAAGGGCGGCACATCGGGTAATATTACCAGTGCTGTCGCACACGGCGCAGGCACTGTTAATTTAGTTGACGTGGCTAACTTTACAGGCGGCGCTGTAATACCCGCAGGCGATGGTAAGCTATCAGCATCTCTGGATGAATTTAGATTCTGGAAAGAGCCAAGAAATCCAGTAGAGATAGGACAAAATTGGTATATGGCCGTCAATGGCGGAGCAAACACAACATATAACAATAGCACCCTAGGGGTATACTTTAAGTTTAATGAAGGCATAACAGAAGACTCTTCAACTGATGCTACGGTATTAGATTATTCTGGACGTTTGTCAAACGGAACATGGACAGGATATTCTACATCAGGGACTAGAAACACTGGCTCTGCTATAGTGTCATCTAGTGCTGCTCCATTTGAAGCAGGCGACCCAATCATATATGGCAATCATCCAACTTATATTTCTAGAAGAGCAGACCTGTCAAATCTAGGTGAGACATACGACTTTAATAATAACTCAAGTTTGTATTACACCTTACCAGGGTGGATAATAGAACAAGATGAGCAGAATGGCTCGCAAATAGCAATCCTAACCCAGATCATGGGTAGTTACTTAGACACGCTTTACGCTCAGATTTCTAATGTTTTAACAATAAAAGATAAATCCTATGTTACAGGTAGTAACCTTGAGTCGCCAAACAATGATCGCCTTCTATCTTCATTAGGATTTGAAGCTCCTGAATTGTTTGATTCTGTCAACGAAATAGTTCGTTATCTGGACAAAGATGATAAAAGACCATTAGAGAAATCTATACATCAAATTAAGAATGTTATCTATAAAAACCTTTATAACAACTTGAGTTATATTCTTAAATCAAAGGGTACAAGAAAATCATTTACAAATACATTAAGGTGTTTAGGTATAGATGAAAAGCTGGTTAAAATAAGTACATATGGTGACAATGTAAGCTATTCTCTAACCAGTAGTTACAAAGAGTCCTCACACGAAAGTAAATATATAGACTTTACTGGACTTAGGCGTGGCGATGACACTGAAGCTTCGGTGTACCAGTTTTATTATGCTGATGGTTATGATGGTGGATCAAGTGGGATCATCCAGCAGAACACATCTCTTGGACCTAACACATTCACCCTACAGGCAGATATTAATTTCCCACTCAAGCCACAACCAGGGTCTAAAAATTATATCACACCAGCGTCTGTAACAGCTTCATTATTTGGTTTTCATACACCAAAAAGCACTTCTGCTACAGCAACAGATACTACCTGGGCAAACCCAGAAGTTGATTATGGTCTGCAAGTTTATTCAGTTCATGCTCAAGGAGAGTACTCGCTAGTCTCATCAGAAGATGCGGCCTCAAAAGATGCGTATTTTGAAGTAAAAGATAGGCTTGGGAATATTATCTTGCAAACAGATACCATATCGGATGTTTATGATGATACTCGCTGGGTTCTGTCATTAAATGTCAGACCAGAAACATATCCATTTGCGCAAGATGTAGATGGGGCAGAAATACATAATCACAAATATATTGTTGAACTTTACGGTTCAAACTTTATGTCTGACCAAAAGAATGCAAGTTTCCAAAACAGTAGCACAGTCGTATATGCAACAGGATCTAATATTCTAACTAGCGCCAAAAGAGTATACGTTGGCGCTCACAGGACCAACAACACAGGTGGAATATTACAGAGATCAGACATACGAGTTGGTGCTTGTAGGGCATGGAATAGTTTTCTGACTTCTTCTGATGTTGATCATCAGGCTAGAATTGCAAGTGTCTATGGATCACAACATCCTTATAGAAATATCAACACATTCCAAGCCAGTGGCTCAGATGTATATATCCCTAGCATAGAATCCTTAATGTTGAACTGGGATTTTGAAACTGTTACTGGGTCAGATGCTAGTGGTCAATTTAGAGTAGATGATTTTACGTCTGGCTCAAACTCGGCTAACTATGAAAACAATTATCAAGCAGCATATGCATCTACACAGAGACACCATTCTGCAAGAGGTGATTTCTTCAAGGCAAATGATAAACCAGCGAGAAAACAATACTTGCCAACCTTAGAGCTTCAGGCTCCAGAGGAAATTGCCTCTGATGACATGATCACAGTAATCCTAGAGGGGTCTGATGATGATGTCTTTGGTAGGGATAGAAGACCTGTTAGATACTCATTTGCAGTTGAGAAAAGTTTATATGATGGTATTTCCAACCAAATGCTCAACATGTTTGGCTCCATAAAAGACTTCAACAATCTTGTTGGAGAACCAGTCAATAAATACAGAGCAGAATATAAAGACCTTGGTAAACTCAGAGAGATATTCTTCCGAAGGGTAACCAATGACAAAATAGACTTGGATAAATATCTGGATTATTATAAGTGGCTTGACGGCTCCCTAACAAATATGATAGAGCAGCTTTTCCCTGCATCTGCTATGGTGGCCCCCAATGTTCGCAATGTTGTTGAGAGTCATGTTTTAGAGAGAAATAAATATCAACACAAATATCCAACAATAGAGGGATATCCTTTTGAACCATCAGGATCTATACGTGGTGGTTTTGACTCGCAGTATAGTTGGAGATTCAACCACCACCCAGTAACAATGACAGGATCAGTTGCATCTGCGGTTGATGCGATTGATTTAGACGGCTACCAAGCTGCCGCAGATCCATCAACTAGGTTTACCATTAAGATCCCAGTTGCCGCTGGCGGTTCCAATACTACAATTACAATTAAGTTTGATGTATCCTCTACTAGTGACCCATCTAGCTTTGGATCTAATTCTATTACTATTGCTACGGCAGGGGCAGATGACGCAGCTAATGCCGCTTTGGTGGTAAAAGCTATCAATGGTACTGCTGATGATAGGATTACTTACGGCAATGACGCTGGAGGTGGCACTGATGCTATTACTAATATTGGCGTACTTGGTATCACCGCAACACAAGGCAGTAACACTAAAAAAGTAACCTTATCTATGACGGTTGCTGGTACGAGCGGTAATATTAGTAGCGCCATAGCTCATGGGGCAGGAACTGTAAATCTTGTTGATGTGAGTGATTTTACAGGCGCTAGCGATAAGGTACTAAAAGAAGCTCAAAATGAAAATTGTAGCTGGTGGCAGGGTCGTGCTGATCGTGATGGTGTTGCTCTTTCGCTTGGGCCAAACGCCGCTGCCTCGGCAGGAGTTCAATTAGACAGACAAAACCTGTTCAAAGTAACTGGTAGATCTGTCTTAGAGCAAAACAGAAAGAAATTATATAAGTTTGAATCCGTCGTGACTAACAACATAGTCGGTGGCTCAAATGAATTTGCCAACAAGGCAAAAACCAATGTCTTATCTTTTAGTTCAGTAGCATCAGCTAAAGATTGCACTGATGCGGTAGTTCCGCCAGGATCTCCTCTAGAGAAAGTTCGTCAAGGTTTCCGTGTTAGTATAGCAGGAGAAAACTTCAAAGGTAATCGTCTAGCTCCATTTAGTTTGTATAATGCTTTGAATGAAGGCACTCACAATAAGATGCTAACAGATAATGGACTGTCAGGATCTCAAATAACTAATTTACACGAAGACGCTTACTTTGGATCGGGCTATGAAGTTCCTATGCAGGGTCCATTCACTAATACACATGTAGGTGGACTATTAGCTAGAGCTAGTGGACTAAGAATGCAAACTGATCCGACTCTTAGAAGAGAGAAATTTAGATTATCTGTCTCTAGCGGCACTGGTGTTCTAGCAAACATAGACACAGAAACAGGTGCCCTAAGTTCTGGTAAGGGCCACTATTACAGAGGACTGACTTCAAAATCACCAGTCAATATAGCTAATATTGCGCACGTAACAAGTAGCGTTAGTGGTAATGTGCTTGGAAACTTTGATAGAACTTTGAACTATCAAGTAGTACAAACTTCAGGCAGATCAATAAATAACATAGATCTAAGGGATGATCCAACTGCTTATGCACCAAATCCCCTTCTTTCTCCATACGTTGGTGATGTTGTTGAAACACCTATCCCAACTCGCCGAGGCGATCAGGCAACAATTTCTACTAGAACTTCACAAAAATCTGTGTTTACAGAAAGGTTCTCAGCACCAGGTGGTGTTGAAACATCCAGCCCATTGTATTTGGATTTCTATGCTAGCGAGCTTTCTCCAAATAATGCCTTGCCATTTAGAAATACATTGGCAAGAGAAATTGTAAATGGTAGACTTCAAGTTCATCAAGCTCGTGGTGGTCAATTAGGATCAGTAGCAGGTAGCTTAATTTCTTCAGGGTTTACTGTACAAGATCTTAATACAGGAAGTTTTGGGTTTGATGTTATTTCAAGACATGACACACAAAGAAATACTGTGCAGAGACCTGTTATCTCGGGATATTTTGCTGGGGCATCTAATATTTACACTGTATCAACTGGTTCTGTAAAAGACAATGCATTTATAACACATCCAATACCAAGAGCCGACCGACTTAGCTGGCTACAGGCCCTAAGTGGCTCCTCTTCTACTTCAGAACATGATCTTTTTAATAGTGGTTCTGTATCACCAGAGGTTATTACTGTTCCGTCTCGTAGTTCTTTAGTACGAGGAACTGGATATAATGGTGCTATTCCAGGCGGCACAACTGTGCCAGCCACAACAGAAGTAACAAAGCTTCTTCTTGATGGAACAGTGAATAGTGCTGTGGGGGTTGTATCTAGCTATGATAAATTTGTCCTTTCAGGTTCTGCATTTATGATCTCTGATGATGCTGGAGTCAAATATGGATTCTGTCTTAACCTTAGTGGTACAGTTGGCCCATCAGGACCAGAGGATGATTTAGCTTCATTAGGTGTCGCTGCTAACAAAATATTTCATGTAAATATAGCCAGCGTTGGTAGTGCAAAAGATTTCTTTGGCGCACTTTCATCATCCATCCTTGCCAATGCACCAGCCCTAGATAATAGTATTACACATACAACTTCTTCTGATGTCAATCCTTCTAATCGTGTGTTCACATTTACTGCTGGCACTGCGATTAACGATATTGTTCCTATTGCAGGACCATTTGCACAAATTAATAATGATGTGGTAGCGTATTTACCAGCAACGAGTCCATCGGGTACTTTCAGTGGCCAAATCGGTGCAATCGTTACTACCCAGGGGGCACCCACACAATTCTTGCGAGCGGAAATTTTTGAGAGCATGAAAGATTACAGAGAGGATGACACCTCCGCAGTTCTTTCAGCATCAGATGGCACAGTTCAATACCGCTGGGGTGTTGGGTTAAACTATAGTGGATGGCAACAGATTAGACAAAGCCAGATCAGAAATAGAGAGTCAATTCTTCCTTCTAACAAGATAAAGATATATGATCGTAAATTAAGTGCTGCGGGCTCAGTTATTGAAGAGGAAAGAAATATTACAGAGCCTGTGGTTCAATATTCATTCAAGCCAATCGTTACAACGTTATCTGTTGTAGATGCTGCTAGTCCTGAAGATGACCAGCTTAAATTTAGAGATATAGTAATAGAACATTCATATGCAAATCAAAAAGCATCGTTTGCTAACGGTGATGTTAGAACCAAACTTGGCGGTAAGCCAAAATCACAAATGTATGTATATGATGCCCTAAGAGACATGAGGAGTATTACATATTCTAAAACACTATCCGCTGAGGATACAGGCATCGGCAGAATCAAGAGTCATAAACTTCGTCAGGACATATATCCAAAAGTTACAAACGCTCCTTTATCTTCAAGCCAAAAAAGAGAAGCTTTCTATTACCCTCACTGGAGAGATGATATTAATATTGGTGCGCCAGCTAGTGATCCTCATTTAGTCACGGATAAGTTCCGAA